AGAAGCGTCCAATCTAATTTTAGATGGTCTGTACTCACAGCAAAATAGTGTGTCTTCAGCCACTAGGCCGTAACCCTCACTACCCTCGCCTTACACCCGCTTAAGCGTTGTTCAGCCACAAGGCCAATCAAAGTTCGAATCTTTAATTGTTTTAACATATTCTGTATAATATAACACACTTTGACTAAAAAGTCAATGCTCATTTGATATTAAATCTCTTTTTAAATTCAGCCATATCAATATATTTTAGGTTTATGACCGTACCATCCCATTCTAATACAGGTTTATTAACTTCATTCATATCTCTTAAATTAGGGTTGACCTTGTAAAATTGTATCTTTTTATGTGTGTTTCTACCATTAAAGTCCCAAAATGTCTGTTTCCATTGTTGTACCCAATTGACACTTGGTGTAGGTGAGTGATCTGCCACAACATAATTGTCTGTGCCTTTGTACATATTGTTGACTTTACCAGTTGTACTATTCAAATCGTGGCCAACTAGATAAATTTCATCAGGTTGTTCTTTGACACAGGCAATATAACCTGAAGTAGGACCAGCTGCCCAACCTGGATCTTTCTTTTTATCTAATATGTCATTTATACAATTTGACTTATCATTATCTTTTATCCAAGAAATCTTAATTGTTTTTTGTTGTACGTGTTTTTTTTGTTTTGATTTATCTTTTTTAATTATGTTCACAGCACCAGCCACACTTGAACCGTGCATTACAAAATGATTTGTTTCTGGTGTTCTTTTATTTTCATAAAAGGCGCCTTCTTCTCTTGCCAATTTTATATCATCTTCACTTACACCAGACTTAATCATATTTTCATATAGTTCAGCAGGTACTTTTGACCAGTTTCTAAAATAACATTCATTTTCATATGGGTAATCACTATGATATATTTCGTGCATTATACCTTGGTCTACAGCTACTAATACATCTGGTGTAAAATCTCTATATAGGGCATTACAACCATATATCTTACCGTGTTCTCTTAACTGTCTTAAATCTATACTTCTACGGCTTTCACCATTTCCAATACAAAATACTCTTTTCATTTGTTTACAAATACATCTTTCATAATCAGTTTACATTCTGTTTCATTAAACCGAATAAAAGGTTTTAGTCTGGTAAGCGTAGATGAGATTTTAGGCCATACAACTTTCTCGGTAATTTTTTTATTCCAATTCTTACTAAACGATAAGATTTGGTCAAGCACAATGATGGTCTGCTGAGCCGCTCTTTTTTGAATAAGTAAACGTAAAAGTCGTGGATGTTGTCCATTATGGCAAACGAAACCATCATCAAAACGAATATTATTCCGAATAAAGTCATCACTAATCCGTACGCAATCAGCCCTAAAATGGTAGGCAAATGCTTCTTTACGCTTTTTATAATCCAAGTAAACATCTCTACCATCTCTTTGTAAAAGATTACCAACCCATCCCTTGCTATCTGTAGCAAAGTTAGCAACAAAGAAATCAAGTATATCATTTTGTCCATATTGTTTGCTCAGTTTGTGAAAGAAGTATCTATCATTTCTTTTGGTAAATGTTTCAAGTTTACAGTTGACTTTTCCACCATATTGTATATAGTCATAATTTTTTGTGGTAAAATGTAGTTTAACACCCAAATAAACTTTAAATACATCAAACCCTCCATACATAAATTAAATAGGCAATTGGCCACACTTCGGATACTTTAACATCCTCTTATTGGTTGCTTCTAATTTGATTTTTTCTTTTAATGATTTTGAAATAAGTTTTGATACTGTGCCTGGATCTATTTCGTTTTCTTCACAAAATAATAGCACGGCGTCCATATGAGAACACCTTTTTTCTTTGACTAGACTTTCAATTTTTAAACTAAATTCTTTACTGTTCATTTCACACCTTTCATAAATGGGGGTTACTACCACTAGCGTTCACCCCCATAGTTATAACCATTACCAATATAACATAATGGTCTTAAATTGTCAATGTTATTTTGGCGCTTCTGTTAAATCAAATGTATGAAATAATATACATCTTTCAGCGCCACTTGGTACATCAATAGTTGCTGATGTTTGAGTACCGTCTTCAGATATATAATAAGTTATCATAAAAACAGGTTGACCACCTTCTACCATTCCTTCTCTACCCAATGATATACTTACTGGTTTAAACTTATAATGTTTTAGATAGTTTTCTATTTTTTCTGGTGTTGAACACAAAGCTGGTATTTGTTGAAAATAATAATCACCATAATCGTCTGAATGGTCAGCATTAACAGAAAAAACAAATAAACTTAATATAAAACTTAAAATTAATTTCTTCATAGCCTCCTTGCTGATAAAACGAGGCCACCTTTTTGATCTACTTGCTTATTTTATCTTTGTTTAATTCTTCATAATATTTATAAAAGCCATCAATTGCCTTCATAAGGTCTTGTTCGTAATCTTTCTTTTCTTTGATAAAACATTGTGAAGTACCATCTTCACTTGCTAATAAAATAACCACTTGTTCTATTGGTGTACCAAATGTTTCTTCATACATATGAGCATATGCTGTAGTTTGCATAAAGTAATTATCAATCCAACTTTCTTCTCTTTGTTTGTTGGCCGTTTTAAAATCAATTACAGATAGTTTACCATTGTATTCAGCAACACAGTCCACTTGACCAGCAATTGTAAGTTTTTTACTATACATAATTGCCTCTAGTAAATGTATGTTATCTATTTGATCTATGTAAGGTTTTAATAGTTTGAATAAACCTAATGGTAACACATCACGGATTGATGGTGTTTCGTTCTTAATATATTGTTCTACTAAAGTGTGAGTAGCTTTACCTCTACGAGCTGCTCTACCCATTTCCCATTGAGCAACTTTCTCACCAATACTGTCACGCCATTTTTGTAAACCATCTTTTTTAAGTTGGCCTAATACTGTTGTAACTGATGGATAATTTTTACCGTCTATATTGTAAAATCTAAAACCATCTACTTTCATACCTTTGGTTTTAGGAAGTAATGTCTTGTCTAAATCTATAAATTTAAATTCTTTTTTTGCCATAATATTTCACCTTCATTTATTGTATTCCATAATATATCATAATATAGGGCGTTTGTCAACCCTTAAATGCCCTTTTTCATATACATATTATTAAGTTCGTCAGGCGTTCAGTATTCGTACTTCTCGTATTGTGTCTTACCAAATTGATTTCTAAAAGCTCTCAATAGTTCTTTTCTATTTCCTTCTTTTTTGTACGATACGTGTACCCAACCAGAGTTCGGTTCATCTGGACCTTTCCAAAACTCCAATATCATTTGGTCATAATCTAAATTTTGATCTATCCAAATTACCAATTCTTGGTTGGAAACTCCAAAGATTTCAAAATCGGCCGCCTGGCCTTTAGCGTGCTGTGAATTTTTGCTTGAGCCAATGGCCTCACACAATTCTTCGGATCTAAATCCGGAGCTCACACTTACGACTTTACCAAAGTGATCTCGTACTGGTTGTAAAATTTTTTCACATAATAACTTTAAAGAGTTAATTTGATCCTCATTAGGATTATTATTAATTCCTTTTCGGTCAGCCGTCTGGCTGGCAACTAGCTCTTTAAGCGTGAAGTTTTTGCTTAATATCATTTAGTTTATCCTTTGCTTTTAATTTTAACTTTTTGAGTTCTCTTAATTCAAACCAACTCTTTATACCTCTATCATTATTTCTTCTTTGTTCAATTTCATTTACTTTGGTTTTTAGTTCTTTATGTTTTGCTTTCGCTATCATATTAACCTCTCGTTAGTTTTAAGATTTTCTCTATTTGTGCCTTAATGATTGGACCTCTATTAGGCCAATGTATGTAAGGCTCGTCACTTTTAGATAGATTATATAAAAATGGTAATATAATCTTTTCTAAATCTTTAAATCTTTGTTGTGTTTCTTCATCTGATATTTCTTTTGTGATAGTTTCTTTTTCTGCCACAATTTGCATTATCTCATTCATCATTGATTTGATAGATGAAACATCATCTTTGACTTTTGCTATTTCTAAATTTGAATTTTCTATGACGCTAGGGTCAATAGTTGGTTGTGTTTGTTCGGCAGGTTTTGATACTGGTGTTATACCCCAATCTTCATTAAGGTCAAACCCCCTCATATAATCTGGTATATCGTCAGCCATATTATTTCCTTTTCCTATGTTTTGCTAATACTTGTTCTGTTTTGGATTGTTTAATAGATTTTTTACCATATCTATCTGCTAAAGCACTTTTTGGATGTGCTTCTGCTATTCTACTTAAATTTTCTTTCCATCCACCATCCGTTTTCATTGTTATACCTGAAGCACCACTAATAATATTTAGACCTTTAATCACCTGTGTTATGTGTGGATTCTTATCCAAATACTCTTCCATTTCAGAAATAGACATCATTTCATCATATTCTTTATTGGTTTTCTTATTTAAAAAAGTATAAATGGGCATTATTTAAACCAATGATGATATGCTAGATATGGAACCAAAATAGGGTAAACTATATGTTCAACTATTTCATATAAAACTAAAAAAGTTAATATTATTGCCCACCATTTAGATGTTTTAGCTTTATCAGCGACATAACCAAAAATCTTAGCGTGAGTTCTACCTATCTTTTGTATAAGTTTATTGAACATATTATTGTTTAAAAGGATCTTTTGTTATAAAATACTTTTCTAGCATTTCTAATTGATCGTCATACTCAGCTATAATCTTTAATTCATTTTCAATTGTTTCTACAACATCTGGATGTTCAGCAATACCATTTACTTTTTGTAATAATATTTCAACATTTGCTCTATGTTTATCTATATGTCCTGTAGCGTGTGATTTTAAAGCTTCTATTAATGCTTCTCTCATTGTTCTAACTCCTTTATTTGTTCTTCACTTAATTCAGATTCTTTTAATCCTTCTCTTAACATTTGTATTTGGGGTCCCGTTATTGTTTCTGTGTAATCAAACTCTATTATCATACTAATCCACTCCATCCATTATCTGGTTCTATTGTTTTTTTTCTTTTAAAACTACCTTTGCCTTTTTTAGGTTTAACTACCTTTGATTTATACTTCGGTGTTCTAACCTCTTTGGCCATAGGATTAGTTTTAAAAATCCTGTTGTACTCTTCCTCGTATTTCTTATTAGTTATACGGCTTCTACCGTCCCATTTACCTGGCATTTCCAATACTCTTTTGATACCACTCTGGAACAACTGCTGGAGCTTTCCAAGTAGCAAATCTTTGTTTCTTCATAATATAATAGTTACGATAACTACCAACTACATCACCTGGTATTTTACATTCATCTGGCATAGCAGGTGTTGGATCAGTAGCAATTTTATTTATCTCAGCATTTTTAGGTGGGTGTTTTAACAAATCACCTAGTTTTTGAATTGCTAAGTGGTTTTTTGTGTGATTATATCTTTTTTTGTATTCTTCATTTAGAGCCATCATATGTCTATACAACCACAAATAGTTATAAGCAGATTCAAATAACCATAATGTACTAGGGTGTTTTATCCAGCCTGCCTTATACAATACGGCCTCCATATTTGAATTAGGATGTTTCCATCTTTTTATCTTACGACCATTTTTTGTTTTATCATAGTATTCTGTACCATCTAATACTCTATGACAAGTAGATAACAATTGTGCTGATTCTAAAATCATTTTGACCACGTGTTTATCACAACTCATTTGAGCAGCTTTAATAGGGTCTTTATCTAAGTAAAATATATTCATTGTACCTCCCTAATATACAGCATTTTCATATTTTGTTTGTTTATTTAATTTGCTTTCAACATTATCTATTTTTTTGTATAAGATAATTAAATCATTTTTCAATTGTTTCATATACATTGATAAATCATAGTCTATACTACCCAACTCTTTTTTTACATCATTTAATTTTTCATCAATAAATGAATTGTCAACTGTACTTTCTACTTTTACATCAAGCACTTTATCTTCTAGCATAACCAAACTACGTTTTACTTTTGTTTCAGACTCTTTAATATTTTCATTAATAATATGGATTGAATAAACTGTATATACAGCAACTAATATTAAAAATGTTTTAATAGTATTGTTTATTATATTCATTAGTCGATCACTTTTCTAAAATATCCCATAGCATTATATTTTTCACTTAATTTTTTAAACACATTATACCAATATTCTTTTGACCAATTAGTTTCAGCCATTCTACACCTATTTTCGGCGTTTGTCAACCGTCTAATTTGATCTGAATTTAAATGTGATAATTGTGGTATTGTTCTATTTACATCTTCAATTGTCATCATAATATATAACCTCCGTATTCTTATAATATATCATATCTGGCCTAAATGTCAAGCCTATATGTTTCTGTCCTGCCTGTTATTTATTGACATTATTTCGTTTAATTTTACCTTAATTTCGTCTGGATTGTCACCTAAGCCTTTGGTAATGTCTTTAAAACCTTTTAATCTCTTGTTCCTTTTCTCTAATTTTTGTATCTTTTTTCTTAAATCCTGATTTCGATTCTCTTTTACAAGTATCTTTTTCATACGCCATTGTCTTAAAGATATATTGGCCGCTATCAATAATAATACAGCTAAAGGATCAAATACAAATATAAGAATTAATATGACAATACGAACCGCCTTATCAAAGTTATCTTGTGCGTTCTCACCATATATCAGTTCAGCAACATATTTAATTGGTCCGACTTCGGCTTCAATCTTATCTTGTTCTAAACTTAATGACGCTTTTTCATTTGTAAGTTCAGCAATCTTATCACTTGCGTTATTGATTGCTGTATTTAAAGTGTTTCGTTCTTCTTCTTGTTTTTGTCTTTCTTTTAAACCACGTGTAACAAATTCTTTTTCAATATACACATCTAAAGCTTTATCTAATTGATCTAAAGTCTTTTGTGACCTGTCTATAATTAACTGTTGTTGATTAATTTGATTGTTTAATACAGAAATTTTTATGTTATTACCTGATGTAGGTTTTACTTGGTCAAGGTGTGCCTTTGATAGAAAACCAAAGATACCCATTGATGTAATGAATATTAAAACTATAATAGCACCAAAGAGATATGCTTTTAGTAAACGTGGTACATCACTATTCCAGTTATTATATAACCAACTGGCGGCAACAAGTTTACCAACTTCTAATGCTGAACCCATAGCAATAATAGGTATCACAGCACCAGCAAACAATGTTGCTAGACCTATGATTGAATACCCAGCCGCTATAATAGATATAGATATGGCCGATAGAAATGTAAGTATTGTTAAAAACATTATTTTATATTATACTCGTTTCTAATTGTTTTAATTATACTTTTAATTTTAGGAAAATAATTTT